TGGGAATGCCAAACAGGGTCCAAGCTTCGACTGGTCCCAACGTCACCATGTTTTGAATGCTATGCCCTGAAGGGAAACTATACACGTTATCCAGCTATCAAAGCAGCTCAGTACAGGCGGCTTGACTCATTGTCTAACCCGTTATGGGTTCCAGCAATGGTTGCACAAATTAAAAAGATGAAGGTCTTCAGGTGGCACGATGCTGGCGACGTACAATCACACGAACACATGGCGAAAATTTTAGAAGTTGCAAGGTTAACGCCTGACACTAAGCACTGGATGCCAACACAAGAGCGGCCATACCTGCCGGACCCTGAAGCAGTACCAGCTAACATGATTATAAGACTATCAGGTGCCAAGGTTGACGGCGCAGCGCCTAAGGCGTGGGCCCATACTTCAACAGTCGTAACCGATGGATCCGAGACCTGCCCCTCAGGCAGCCAAGGCGGAAAATGTCTTGATTGCCGCGCTTGCTGGAATAAAGAGATTCCAAACATTAGTTATGGTAAACACTAGCATGGATTTTTTTAAAAACGGCGTTGGCTGGTGCGTACGACATAGAAATTCAAAGGACCCACAACCAGTTAGAAAATCTCAAGCCCCGATATTCAGGAAAAAAAAAGCTATAAGCGACAAGCGCCAAGCTGCAGTAGTTCCAAGTTCCAAGCGTCAGGCTCCAAGCTTGGCAAGTTCCAGGTAGCAGGCTTCAAGCCCCAGGCACCAGGCTTCAAGCTCCAAGCCGCAAGCATCAAGCTCCATGATCTGTGATCCTTTGTACATTGAATAAGTATTCAAGGCTCTCGGACCAAGGGCCTCTACTATGATAAAAGTATTTGTTGGATGCTTATAATGGAAGGCTATTTGGTGTGGACTGAATCGAACTTTCTTACCCTTTGTAACTTTTAATTCTATAGTGAAAAAGTGCCGATTATTATTGTAGACCAATACATCAGGAGTACCAAGTAAGCTGGAATTCTCCAGTCTATTAAACGAAAATTGATTCCAATTCTTCTTAAGTTTTTGATATAATTTAGCTTCTGGACCCATAGGTTTTTAAGGGTAACCCACGCATGCATTATGAGCCCATTTTAAGACTATCAGCAATGGTAAATTTTTTCTCTTGTTGAGTTTTTAAGACTAATCTGTGACCAGGTTGACCTATAATATTACTCTCATGTACTTCCATTTTTTTTATCTCTTCTAAAAAACCGTCTCGTTCAACAAAGATTTTTGCATGAGATAAAACATTACCTTGAGTGCCTTTTTTGGCTCCTTCAGTAAACTTAGACAAGAAATTTTGAAGATCGTGAACTAGCATTACTTATTTTTCTTTTGCAATTCTAATATCTGAACATACTCATTAAGTCTATCTATTTCTTTAGCTTGAGACAATTCAAAGTTTTTTAATTCTTTAATTGCCTTTGCAAAGTCTTCAATAATAGCCTTGCAACCTTTAAGTTGATTTTCTAATTGGATACATTTAGATTTATACTGCTGCATTTCATAGAGTTGTTTTCTATAATCATCTATAACAAAAGATAAGTCAGCTGGGCCTCTATCTTCTACTGGTTCATTCATATATTTTCTTTCATTTTCAAATGTTTTATCTTCATCTTTCATATTGACTTTATAGGATAGTTACCTTAAAATGTCAATATGGGAGTTCCAAAAAGATTAACTGAGATGCAGAAAAGGTTTGCAGAGTTCATAGTATTTGGTGGGCCTGATGGCCCGGTCTCTCAATCAGAAGCAGCTGAACTAGCTGGATATAGCAAAAATAGATGTAGACAAGAAGGATCAGAATTATTGAATCCTAGACTATCACCGTTGGTAGTACAATATGTAGGTGGACTCAAAGAAGAACGAATGAAGAAATTTGAAGTGACTTATGAAAACCACATATCAGAATTAGATAGAATTAAAAAGTTGGCTTTGAAGAAAGGAAGTTTTTCAAGTGCTGTAAATGCTGAAACGAACCGAGGCAAAGCAGCAGGGTTATATATAGACAGAAAAATAATAAAACATGGAAAACTAGAAGAATTATCAGAGGACCAGTTAGAAGCCAAAATGAAACAAATACTAGAAGATTACGCACCTCTTTTAAATGCTGACGTTGTGGAAGGTCAAGTGGAAGAGATAACTGATGAGCCATCTAGTGAAGTTTAGTCATTTTTAATACACAAGAAGTAGGGAACACAGATCTTTCAGAGAAAGTAATAGTTCCATCATCATCAATATCATAACCTGCAAATATTTTAACAGTGTCTTTGTCTTTACTAAAAAGATAGCCTTCACTTACAGGTGTTGCCAGCTTCATGTTGTTAAATTCTTTTTCGCTACCCCAACCTCCTTCCGTAACAATATCACACCAATCTATTTTATATCTACTATATGGAAACTTAACTTGTTGTTTTACAAGTTTAGGTTTAGCATAGGTGTTTAACTGTCTAGATTTCTTTTTAGGTTTGGTCATGGGTTCTGTATATATTAATCTTGCGACACCTAACAGTGGTATTTATTTTTATTTTTTTTAAATGGCGCTAAAAAATGACAGGGTGTCGAAATTAGTAAACAAATGATTACTATCACTCTATAAATCCCGTCATTACTCATTAATTTTCTTAAAATCTTCCAAAAAGGGGGTGTCGAAAGGGTGTCGAAAGGGTGTCGCAAGGGTGTCGCAAGTGTCGAAATTAGTAACCATTTGTTTACTATCTTGTACATATGTGTCGCAGTTTTGTGATAATTATTTAGAATTGTTCTAATGTACATATTTTTCGACACCCTTTCGACACCTTTTCGACACCCTTTTACGCCATTTCGACACCCTTGCGACACCCTAATTTTTACTTTCTTGCCTTAATCTTGCCTTGTTTTAAACTCATTTGCCTTAATTGTAACGTTTGCTTTTTCTTTCTCGTCAAATTTTAATTCATTGTACATATCTAATCTTTTTAAAAAAGCATGTTTCCATTTTCTTAATTGTAATCCCTCAACCTTAAACTCTTGATAGTATAGGTCCGGTGTACAAACCATAATGACACCTTGTTTGATGTGGCTACCATAGACATAGTCGTGGGCCATGGCGTATGCTGCAATTTGCATGTAATAATCTTCAATCCATTCTTCCCTCTTTGGACGGTTAGATTGCTTGAAGTCGACAACAGTTTCCATGCCATTGTGATTACAGATAAGGTCCGTGGCCCCTGCGTACAGGCCCGGATAGTGCAACATAACTTCACTACCGTAATATTCATCCACTGGTGCAAGACCCATCTCTATAATTTTATCAGCCATGGGCCGTGCTTCTTGACCTATGGGTGTTAAATCAATGATATTAGTTCCAAGAACATAGTGCTCTAGATACTTGTAAGAACATAGTGTTCTAGATATTTGTGCATGCAAGTCCCTCGACTTGACGCGTGGTCCTTGATCCGTGTTGCTTCCACCTCGCCTACTTTAGCCTTCCACTTTTTTATAAAATCTTGGTTCTTTGTAGCACCTAGTACAGTAGTCACTGAAGGTAATTTATATTGACCAATCTCATACATCCGGGTCCCTGATCCGGGGTCCGTGAGTTGTTTGCCTTGTATGTAGGTATAACGTTTACTGTGTTTGATCATCTGATTCTCTTTCTGTTATATTATTTAATTCTTCTATAATTTTTTTCGGATCTTTTTCCAAGTACAATGCACCTATAAGCAATCCTCTTAAATTATCGTTAAAGAGCCCTAGGCCCGTGTTACAGCCCTTACAAGTCCATCCTCTAAAGATAAGTGTTCCATGAATATGATCACGTTCTAGTTTATCAGTAGTCTTAAAACAACACTCACAAAAAAAAGGTTTAGGACCCGCAATTTTTTCTATTTGTTTGTGTTCTTTAACAAGTATGTTAGTGCATATTTTACAAACGCTTTGTAAATAATAAGCATTTATAGCATTTTGAGTACCTTTCTTTGAAAAAAACTCAGGTAATAACTTTTGTTTACAACTTGTACATTGTTTTAAATCGTCTTCTTTACCTACAATTTTAACATTGTCTCGGTAGTGAAAGGGTTTCAGTTCTCCGTTAAGGTGTGTTTGTCTTAATGACATAATTCTCCTTTTGATTTATATGTGGTAGCTGTTGGTTTAACGGTATAATGAAATAAGGAGCAAGAGATCCGAACCAACGTCGACATTGCTGTCGGGAACCTACCACCATCCCCTGAAATACTTCTCCGTCCTATTTTGTAATTATTTATTTTCATTTAATCTTGTGTTGCAGATTTTAATAATTTTTCTTGCAGTATTTCTTTCTGCTTACGTAAGTTATCTAATTCCTGGCTTAACCTTAGAATAGATTTACTTTGCAATAAACTGTTTTCCCTCCATTGTTTACGCTCTTTTTTTAATAGTTCTATATCAATCTTCATGTGGTTTTTTCCTATCATATATTTTTTTATTTGGTACGACTTGTGACTTAAATTTAGGTGTTCTAACTTGCTTAGCCACAGGATTAGAGCCAAAGATTCTATTCCAACCTTCATCATAAGCCTTGTTACTTGGCCTGGATTTACCATCCCAATTATCTGCCTTTACGTTTTTTGTTCCCATATTCCCCTCTTTTAGATCTGTCACCATATAACTTTTGCCATGACCAACTTGTTAAGTATGTAGAATAATGATATATTCTTTCGAGTAAATATTTTTTCATTATTTTTCTTTTCCAAACCATATGTTATCTCTAAATCTATCAAGTTCAATTACATTGTCATCTAAATCTTGTATATGAGGATCATAGTGATCAATAATTTGTTCTATTTTATGTAATTTAATAACTACATGAGGCCATAATGTTTTAGCCACAAACAAACAATCTTGATTACGACATCTCCAACGCCATTGGTTTTTAATTTTACGTAACTCACCGCACTCTAAAGTTTCATGAATTAATTCCATAACATTTCTATCTGCCATAGATATTTCCATTCTCCAAACTTTACCTACAATTACGGACTTGCTAGTTTTAATAGTGCCTTTAGCATCAAATATTCCTGCAATGTAAGTTATATCTAATTTAGTATTACTGTTCATTTTTTCCTTTCATTAAATGTTTTATTACCGTCGTATAAGGATTAGGAGTCAAATCCTTAGTGCAACTTACCAACATCACTTGCAGCAATATCATCATCAACATAAACGTCAACAATTTGGGACTCATCCACATAGATCTCTCCTTCCGAATCGCATGTATCACACTGCAAAATTATATGTTCTCTGCTAGTTTTATTTTCGTTCAGCTTTCCATTTTTTTGTATTTGGAATTTTTTGTAACCATTTCCATTACACTCAGAACAGATTGCTTTATGCCTACGCTTTTTTGAATTTGCCATTTAATTTTTTCGCTTTCTCATTTGCAATTGATTCTATGGTTTTACTAATTGATAATTTAGCATCCGGTAATAATATTTTGGATAGCGTTATCAATTTTTTATAAGTGTCATGTGTCAACGACACATTCCTATACTTAGTTATATCAGTCATGTTTTGTTTTACCTTTCATTTGTTTATAATGACTATATAGGATATTTTGTAGATATGTCAACAAATAAATCCTTGTATAGTCCCTCTTCCGTCATTTAAATACCACCCTTGAACATTAATGTTACTGTTATACGTAGAAACAGCCTCTCTGTACTTCTCTGAGAAAGAGAAACACTCATGTACGTTCATTTCAATTGGCAGTACCAATTTTTCTTTCACTAACTCACCATTAAATAATAATATTAATATTATTATTGTTTTAGTCACTTTTGTCCTCTGATGGGTCGTATGTTTTAGTTCCAAAGGCTAGTATTTTTTCTAAACCTCTCCCTGAAATATCTAATGTTGCATACTGTTTCCACTGCTTTTTAACTAAATTTAATTCTAACATTAAATTAGTCCACTGTTTTGCGCTTATGTTTTTACTTGTGATTGTTACTTTTTTCATTGTTTTTCTTTCTTTTTTTTATTTGCAACTTTTCTTGCTTTGTCTAAAGTTTTTGCTTTGTCTGGTATTTGGGATATAAATTTACAAACCATTCTTGCTTCTTTGTAATCAGCTGCAGCTATATATCTACCTTTAATTATCTCATGGTTTAAAAAACTAGCCATTTCTTTATTTGTAAAACTTTTTACTAAGTTTTTTTTATAGTCTATTATATACATTATTTCCTTCTTTCTATGTTAGTTGTTATGTATCTTATATAGGATATTAATGGATATTTGTCAACCCTTTCCTTGACCTTTATATTTTTTATTTTTGTTGTTTCTTTTCTCAGATTTTGATAGGGATTTTTTATGTTTTCCAGGCCTTTTCTTAGGTTTGTCACGGGGTGCGTGTTCGCCACCTGTTTTTTTAGCCATTATTTCCACTCCTTAACGTAAGGTGTACCACCATCGGTACGAGATTGCATGACAGGTAAGTAACTTATTTTACCATTAACATGTTGCTCTAGGTCTGTTCGCCACCTGTTTTTTTAGCCATTATTTCCACTCCTTAACGTAAGGTGTACCACCATCGGTACGAGATTGCATGACAGGTAAGTAACTTATTTTACCATTAACATGTTGCTCTAGGTCTGCTCCACAACTCATACATCTATAAAAATCATGAGTAAGTCCAACTAACATTGTAATTTCTGTACACGTAGGGCATTCTCCTTTTACAACTTCAGGATGAAATTTTATATTTTTATTCATTATTTACCTATTTTTTTAAGAGCTTTAACATGAGCTTTTTTAAAACTATTACCTTTTTTCATATCTTTTTTCATTTGTTTCATATGTTTAGCACTATGGTGTTGGCTATGTTTTTCTAAAGTTTTTTTATTTGTTGTCATTTTTACCTTTTATTATTTTAATATTAATTTAACAATTGATTTCTCGCCCATATAAATTTCTGTTTC